TAAACTCACTAATAATGCTAGACTAGCCATTTAAATCAGACTCATCATTTTCATCATAAGAATTCCAATCTTCTGATTGTTCTGGAACCCAACCTTCATTATATGAATTTTCTTCTTCTTCGTCTTCGTCTTCCATAAGCATCAAAGTAAAATTATTTAGTATATCCAATATTAGATCAATTTTATTTTCTATAGATTTAATCTGTCTATTTATTTTTGCAATATTTTTAGAAATATCGTTATTTTCTTTAGCAAGATCCTCTTGCTTTTTAATAATCAGTTTAAATGTTTGATCAAATTCTTTTGTCATTAGTGATTCTCCTAATTGAGAATATATACACCATCAATCAGACCAATATCCATCAGCACAATCACACTGGTATTTATTACAATAATCACATTTTGGCCCAGGAGAACTTAATCCCCAAGCATTAGAAAGAGAACTAAAACTTTCAGTGCCAGTATCAATGCAAACTAATTTGGTTTTATTTTTTCTTTTTATATATCCAATATTCCAGTAATGACAATCCCAAAATTTTAATTTTGCTTTAGTGTGTATGCTGTCTACCAAAAATTGAATTTCTTTTAATCTCTTTTTCATTACTTTTTCATCAAGGACAGTCGCTTTTTCTGTAATGTATCCCCAGTTAGTCTTAAAAATATAATGATAATCTTTAATAGAATGGGGAATTCTTATTGTTAATTTACAAACTTTACCATAAACTTTTGGAGCAAGTCCATATTGACTTAAAAGTTTTTGTCTTTGATAAGCAGCATTAGCAAATTTCTTATTACGAAATTGCTTAAATCCCCGATCTTTATGCTCTTTTATATTATAAAATTCTGCTGAACCACCCTCTCCAGAAGAATCCGGTTCAATTGTATATTTCATCTTCAATAACCTTATTTCCAGTTAATTGCTCAATCACAAAAATAGCAACTTTTAGATCTGGTGTTTCAAAAATTTTAATCGGCCCTCTAGCAATATCAAGTTTGAATGTAGCATAGACTGCATAATATGGTTCGTCAATGCCCATCATATCTGTATTAAAATATTCTTCTAAAGAAGATACTTCTTCTGGAATACGACCACCTTCATAATCGGTTAAATCTCTAAGGGTATAGATATGATAATGAAGAATTTTAGAGCGTTTGTTTCCTTCATTAGAACACCAACCCTTAAATAATCTATTTGGAATACTGACCACGTTGCCAATCCTTGTCTAAGAATTCTTCTTTATTTGAATACAACGGAATCAATTTTTTAGAATCTTCATATGGATTATAAGTGAGAGTCAATCCATAAAGATCGTGTCTCTCATTAATCAGTCCGTAAGCAACTGGCTTGCTAAAAATTGCATGAATTTTTTCCTTCAACTTAGACAGTTCTTTTTCACAACTGAGCCACCTTCCAGTTGATTCTGATTCTGCTTGATTAGCCAAAAAAGTATCTTTAGCCATATCTTTCTTAATTTCTTTTAGTCTTTTTAATTCATCTTTGGCATTAAGCACAGTAAATTTGTCTAGGTTCCAATGTCCTGTGGCAATTGCTGTTTCGCAACATTGAATTAAATAGTCTAAAGGATTTGAATTTTTATTCATATAAATTTCCATTGTATAATAAGTAGTAGGAGTGGTGGGAGTCGAACCCACACTGTATGGATTTTAAGTCCACTGTCTCTGCCTTTGGACTACACTCCCATAAAATAGCCAACTATAATTAGTAGTAGAGGTTGATTATTTTGTGCCTCTTAGTTTATTATAGTTGACTATTCATTAGGCTCAAGTTGTGGTATGAGCCTTGAGTCTACGAACAAATTCTGCCATAGCCTCGACATTATCAGTAGTCTTGGTAGGTTTCTTTCTTTCCATAGCAGGAAGTTCAATACCCTTAGCCTTTAGGGCTTCCTTGGTACGAGCATATCGTGCCATTGTAGAAGCAACCTTTTGTCCAGTCTTATTTGCAACTTCCGCATAAGTCTTAGACGAATAAACTGCCTCAAGAAACTGCTCGTCAGAGCAACGAACACGCTTCTGCTTCTCAACTGTCGAAATATTCTCAATCATAATCAACCTCCAAATTTTACCAAAGTTGTCAATTTGAGTCAGTCACGCGACTGATTATCTCTAGTTGACTCTTTCATTCTATCCTGTGTTATCGACTTGTCAACAGCCTTCCTTGAATTTTTCTTTGCTTTACCAAAAATTTTTTCCCAATTTTGATCCCATGTGGCATTATCCACAGTTTTGGGTCTTGGTCTACTGCCTTTTCCATTAGACATAATTAATCCTCAAGAACAAAACTCCAATATCTACTATCTTCTTTCTTTTGCAAAGCATCCCAGTAGATCGAACGAGCAATATAAGATGGGATCTTGTGCTTACCACAATTAACCATCCAGTGACGTTCCATCTTTTTATACATAGTCGAACCGCTCTTGCTCTTATTATATTTCAGATGCTCCATATCGTAAAGTCGGAGTTGATGAACATCACCACACAATACTCTTGCCTCATTAGGATGAATCATTTCAAGAGCAAAACTAATCTTAGCCAGACCAATTCCGCTGATCTTGCTAAGAATACTATCACGCTTTTTTACATGACCTTTCTTGGTAGTAAAATAAAAATCTTTAGGATTAGCCCAAAACTTCTCGCTAAAATCCCAAATATAATTAGTACGATTATTATGCAGGCCGACGCCGCTCTGATGAAGTTTATTTAGCAGAGTTTCCTTATTGTCGATCCATTCATTAAAATTCTTGATGGCATTGTAGCCAGCACAGTTACCCTTCCATGTAGTATGGACAGAGCAATAAGCAAAAAGATAACGACGAAAAATATCTTCAACATTTTGAGGACGAACACTCTCCCAATATTCCTTATAAGAAATCACCTTATCTCGTGGAAAAGTTTCAAAGAAAATATCGGCCTTAGTCTTATCCATAATATTATTCTGAACCGGAATAACAGTATTCTCAACAATCATCGTTTTCTCCAAAGAGTGTTCCAAGCGTATGCTACGATTCTACACTACCAGTATCGTCTTGTCAAGAACGATTCTTTAAACCGTTCTAGCAGACCCGTGCAGAATTTTGAAAGTAGGAAACCGCAAACTGATACCACCGTCTTGATTTTTAGTTTCTTCAAAATATTGCACAGTAATAATTTTGCCAAGAATTTTACATGGATTACAATAGAATTCCTGTCTCTGGTCAATAGAAAAACCACTACCAACACGAACAATATGATCTTTGTGTTTAATCATTACGCAAGAAAGCATATTTTCTTCAGTCTCTTTACCATTCAACACATAACGAAATGGCCCCATTTCAACGTCTACAACTTCATATTCGTCATCAAAGAACTTTTTAACTTTCAGTAGGTCTTTGCTTCGTTTTCCTTTATATGGTTCATCAGCACGAAGCATAACTCCTTCCCAGCCATAATCAGCAGCCTTTTTAACCCAATCTTGAAAGTGATCATCATCTTTAATGAGTTCTTGACCAAGCACACTAAGACAAGTACAAGTATTATCTCTCATAACTTCTCGCAAATTATTATAGCGAATAGAATAAGGACGATTTTTTTCACCAATCTTACTATAAAATTCATCATGCGTAAGCATATCAAAAATTTTAAAAGATGGATTAGAAATAGTGTGATCTTTCTTTTTTAGTTGCTTCATCACCCCCTGAAAATCTTCGTTGCCTTCATCATCAACAAGACAAAGTTCGCCGTCAAAAACTATGTTAGTAATGCCCAAATTCTTAATGCCAGTAGCAACAACACCAAGAGTATCAAACTCTTTTCCCGTACGGGAATAAAAGGTAGTGTTCCCATTATTATCAATAATAGCAATACATCTAGCACCATCAATCTTTCTGCTAACATACCAACTATCCTTCCAACTTACAAGTTTAGGCTCATACTTATCTGCCAGAGCAACACTAAACTCTGGAATATGGTCTGGAATAGCCTTGTTTATGATTTTATCACCAGCACGGGTTTTCAAGTCTTTGTCAATGATACAGTAAATTAGTTCTTCGATATTCTTTTTATTTGACTGACTATCAATAAAAGTATGGACTGCCCCGACAGCATCGTGACCAGTAATCTTTCGACTCTTTAGATCATCTAGCAGATCGAAAAAATTCTTATAAGACTTTCCTCTTAAAGAGTTTTTCTTCTTGAGATTATCACTTGTGACATTATATTGCCAAAGAGGATGGTAAGTGTAGAGTAGAATTTTCTTAGCAAAATTTGCAGCCTCAGAATTATTATTACAATAATCCTCAATAATTTCTTGCTTATCAATAGTGCTGCTGGTAGCCCTAAGACCACGAACCATATCCCAAACATAATTAAAATCGTGAGTCATCCAAAAATTCTCCTGTGTTTCCTTAGTATACCACAGAGCAATCCCATTGTCAAGTATCGACAATCTAGTTTTTGTTCTTGAATCGCTTGCTTAATTTACTGACTAAATTGCTACCAGCGGTAGGGAAAAAACATGGTAATACAGAGTGTATGATTAATAATAATCCGGCCAGTAAACAAGAACATCCATAAAATAGAGCAAAAATTAAATGCTCTATATATGTCATATTATTTTCTTTAAGATGAGATATCCAACTTTTATATAAGTTCATTTTTGTATTTAATTTAATTAAGTACGACAATGATTACTTATATTTAATACACTATTTTAGATTCAATTTTTCGTCTAAGTATTTCTTTTTGGCTGTTATACAATAGGATACCCAATCACAGCCGCTTTGCATATTATCTCCTAGTTTTCCTCCAGCCATATTGCAATTTTCACATAACCAACCTCTGAAATATTTTAAGTCAGGATCATGATCCAAGTGCCATTTAAATGGAGTTATAAAATTTTCTGGTGTTCTTTTACAGATTACGCATATCTCTGGTTTTGGGGGAGATTTTTTATGTAATTTTTTTCTAACTTTTGCTTCTTTCTTGACACAATTTTTGCATCGTGAATCTAGTCCGTCTTTGTTTCTAATGTGTTTAGGAAAAGATTTTTTATTTTTTCTTTTCTCACACTTAATGCAAATTTTTCTAGTCATAAAATTAGTGGACGAGAGGGGAGTCGAACCCCTGTCCTATCATAACATCAAGAATATTTTCTACAAGTTTATTTTGTTCATGAGTTAAACTAGGATATAGAACAAACAAGATTCTCCTAGTCTTACCAACTGCTCTTAACCTACAACCCGTTGGATATTGTAAGTGCAGAGGGATTTAACGACAGACTTTTGATTCCTACCCTCATTCGGAATCGCAGTCTGTTACTGCCCTTTTTTGTCAGGCAGCAAGTGCTAACTGATTTGTGCCAGTTACAGCATTTGGTAGACTTTTAAAGTGGCCTGTCCACCAACCACTACTTGCTAATATAATCTCCGATATGTAGTCGAAACCTTTACTCGCCCTATTGTTTTGGAACTATTTGATATTTTTCGTTTTCTAGTCTTTGAATTTCTTTTTGTATATGATCAAATTGATCAACCGTCATCCAAGGATTAGATCCCATTATAAAATCTTGCAAAATCATAATTCTATTATAGAATAATATATTTGTTCCAATAGAAAAAAGCAACATCCCAACAAGGAATGTATATACTGGAAGATGTTTAGATCTATATTTCATTTATTCCTCGATTCTTGCGTGAGATAGTTCAATCAGTTTGCCATACATTTCACAATCAATTTGATTTATTTTTTCTGCTCTGATCAGAGCATCATAATGTAAGCAATTAAAGGAAAAAGAAGCAAAAAGTAATGATAATAAAAAAACTACAGTTAGTCTATTTTTCATATGTATCTCATTAATAGGTGGGAAAGTTGGTAGGCTTCAATTGTTTACACCATTTAACGAGTCAAAATAGGGCGTGTCTGAGTCGAACAGACCTATGAACACCTTATAAGAGTGTCGGATGCAACCGGCTTACCTTACGCCCCAAATTTTAAATATCAACCACTGTCTATCAGAATTATACCATTGGCATCAGTCTTGTCAACCCTTGAGGAAATTTTCCTAGTCGTTGTGATATAATCCTTTTAAAGTCTTTATCTCTGCCTCATATTTTTGAATGTTATTATACATCTCGTTACAACTCACACAAAAATCTGATGAGATATATGTTTTGCAATCATGTATCTTATCTTCAAGATCCCGTATCTTTCTTCTTATTTCTTCGTTTGATAGATTTATCATTGGTTTTCTTTCTTTTTTCTTTAACATCGGTCAAAGGATTTGCCCAAAAAACCATTTCATTAGTTTCATTATCCCAAGCACATTGAATCAAATCTTGAGCAGCAAGTTTTGCCAGTCCAACATTGTTGATCCATGTTACTGTAGACTCATAAATTTGCTCATTACTTTCTTCATTAAGAAGTGGTCGGTCATTATCATCAAAACCCATACAATTCTCTTCAATGATAGAGATCATTTGCTTCAAATTGATATAAGTATCAAGATCATCCTGACAATCATCAGAAATAGCATTTGCGGCGGCTTGCCTCATTTCTGCGGCATATCCTTCAATATTAGTAATAGCATAAACTTCATTGTCCATCTTATTTCTCCAAATTAGATATATTTAGATACACCTTTATCATACTCACCAAATACTTTATCTTCGATTCGATGAAGAGTATAATCCATACTATATTCACCTCGCGGAAGATATGGCAAATTATCTTTTAAAGCCGTTTTAATTTGCACAATCCAATGCTGTTTTGCAACAGAAATTTCTTCTGGAAAATTTACTGCCAAAATAGCCTCAATTTCGGCCATATTATTTTCAATTTGTTCTCTATAAAAATAGAGATCAGATAATGCTTTGTGCTGATTGCTCATTAGACACTTTCTCTTTGTTTGAGTTTAATCAGTTTATGCTTTGTTTTCCAAACACCTGTTTCCTTATTCTGAATATCTCCACCCATATAAATATGAGCAAATCCTGTACTCTTGTCGATTCCCCAAGCAAGAATACCATTAGCGTCAACACCCTCAACAATAAACTTACCCCTATATCCCATAGGAATAAATTCACCCCTACTTACAAAGTATGGGCCACCAGTGACCTTAATACGATCACCCTTAACCAGTTCTCGCCAATTAACATTTTGAATGATTTTTGTATTCTTTGCTTCTTTACTTTTGGGCTTAAAGCAAAAAATATGATTGCATTTTGGACAGCAATATGCTCGCGGCCCAGTTTCGTGCGAACAATTCGGACAAGTCTTTTTTCCTTTTGGCATCGTCATTTCTCCTGTGAAGTATGCTCTAAGTATACATCAATTATCGGAACTGTCAAGGGGCAGTCTTTAGAAAAATCCCACTAGACCCACTCATAATTTGAAGTTTACCAGGACTATAATGACAAAAATAACTGCTATGAATACGCTTTTTAGTCAAATTATCTTCTTCAATTTCAATATAGACATTAATACGATAACGATTTTCCCACACATTAATAATTTTGGTCATAAGATGATGCTTGGGCTTTTCGACTTGCTTAAAAAGCAAACTTTCAATTTCAAATTCATTCATTAATATTCTCCACCCTTACAGCATCAAGATTAGTCATCAAGACAAAACGCTCTGTGTTAGAATTATCAGTGATATACATAGTATCACAATTAAATTCATCACCAGTTTCAGCATCGTGAATAATCACTGGTGCTGACCAATCAAATTTGCCAAAATTTCTAACGTCACTGGCACGCTCATTTAAAAACCTAAAAAGATCAATCCAAGTTAGTACATTCATTATCTAGCCCTCCTATTGGCCCTATCGAGAATACGAATAGTTTGTTTAGCATTAGATGGAACCATAACCAGACTAGGGGCAGTTTTATGTCCCCAGTCCATAAATCCTACTGCTTTTGATTCTACAGAACATTTCAAACAAGTTGCTCGTCTATTAGTCTCAATCAAAAATTCTGCTCGTCCTTCTGGAATCTCAGTTGTGCAATAAATACAGTTCATGGTTGTCTCCTTTGAGGGGATTATACCATAAGCATCGGCATTGTCAACTCGTTTGCTTGAACGCAAAAACCAAAACTGTCACTAAAACTTCCGTCATCGTTGCTATAATAAACAGTATTCAATCCAACAGCATTAAGAAGTTTATCACAATTTTCACAAGGCTTACTGCCTAGAACCAATCCTTTTCTGTTGATACGCATAACAACAACTGACCAATTAGGATCAATGGTATTATACTGATCCAAAAGTTTAGAAATAAGATGAGATTCAGCATGAACGAAAGGAAACTCCTTATATTTGGGCAAATTAAATTGTTCGCCAATACGGTATGCTCTAGCATTAGTTTTAATAGGATTATTTTTTGTAAAACAAATCATCTTATTCCCATCAAATGCTGCCGAATAATGATAGCATCTAATGAGTCTACTTGGATTCCAGTTTTGATAAGCCTTACGAATTGTTTTATTAATAATCTTCATTTCTTAGCCAAAAGGAAAAGACCAATATTTGCAAAAGCATAACCAAGATAAGTAATCAACATTCCAATATTACGATGAAAAATATACTGCTCTAATGCAACATAAAGATAAATGCAACCAGTAAAAGCAATTAACCAAGCACTCATGTTAAGACTCCTTTGATTATTTCCTCATATCGTTCAATAGCATAATCCTTTGCTTTAAGTTCCATGTCTACGTCGAATTCTAATCCATAAGTGTTAAATGGATTTTCTGCATAGTCTGCATGAGCCCTTGGATTATTTCCTTCTCTACTTTCGCTATAGTGAAATAGTGGACGAGTCTGCCATGTATCACAACACATATTAATTGCTTCACATTCTGTCAGATTATTAGAATGACATTTGTGATGCAGATAATCGAAACAAATCGGGATACGAGTAATAGGATGAAAAATGTCTACCAATTCTCGTACACTCCAACAATTAAGTTTGTCATCATTTTCTATTGTAAGTCTAGCCTGGCAATTTTCGTCTAGACGTTTAAAGTTTGTATAAAAACGATGACTAATTTCCTCTCTAGTCCCATTGTTATTATGAACGTGTAAGTTCATTGGACTGAGAGTATTTGCTGGCAAGCCGATTCTGTCGAAGAAACTGCTGTAGAAATTGAGTTCGGTGATTGTTTTTTCCACAACTTTATCGGACAGACTTGAGAGTGAATTAAATTCGCTAGGGTGACAAGAAACACGAACATTATTATCGGTAATAGTTTGTGCAATATTATCAAACTCGTCTTGAATTTCATCATGATTAGGTAAATCTTCTAAACTAACATTAGCCTCATCATAGGTAATTAGCGGGAAAATATCGCTACTTACGCGATAAACATAATTGTTCTGTCCGCAAAATTCAATAGTTTTACGAGTAGTAGAAAGATTATTCAGAATCCTGTCTCCAAGGATTGTCAAGGCTTCTTCTCGCGGCAGAGAATTGAAGCGTTTAAAAGTCATGGTCTGATGACCAACACCTTGCTCTTTAAGTTTGAGCGAAATACAACACAGTCCATATCGCATAGAGTTTCCTTTCTGACCAGTATACATCATTATCGGCCAGAGTCAAGAGACAACTTGAGAAATTTCCTCAGTTGACAGAACTTTGACTAAAGAATATTCTATTGAAGGAAAATGAAGTTTGAAATGATTTAATGCTTCTTCAGAAGTTAAGCCATCATGAACTTCATTGATTAATAGATTTTGTTTTGAAAGATCATTATTTTTATAAACTTGAGCAGTAATATTAAAGAGTTTCATTCTTCCACCCTAAAGCCTCTCCGATAGTAGGGAATTGTTGTATAAAAATTTGCTTACATTCATTTGCAATATTCATATGTTCTTTTTGAGTTCCATGACCAGAACGTAGTTCAATATAATGTATCCATGATCTTACTGTTCCGCTCATGTAAAGTCGTGTAGGAATTGCTAATGGCAGTATAAATCTGGCACATTCTTTAGCGATACCATCTTTAATCATACCATCGTAAATAGATTTACTTTTAGCAAAATGTTCTCTAATCTTACTATTCCAACGAAATTTCACCTCATCATCAATATTGTCTATACTGTTTTGACGATTTTTATTATCCTGGCTACGAAGATCAAACATTGGTATATCGTCTGCCAATAATGTTGTGTCAGCATAACGCTGGCTAAATTCTTGAAATGTGAAACTTCTATGTCTTAGAATTTGAGCAGCAAGTCCTCTTGTTGTATTAATCTCCACAGTCATAAACCCATGCTCAAAAATACTCCAATGCTGATGGTCTATACAATACTTTAGTAACTTAGCATAGTTTTCATTATTTTGATTACTTGGATTGCTTACTCTTGCACAGTAAGCCATTAACTTTTCAGCATCAGGAGTAACACTAATTAATTTTACATTCATGTTAATAATCGCTTGTAGTAAATTTTGTTTCTTGTTTATTTTCTTGAAATTGTTTTTGATGGTCTAGCCATTTGTTGTCGCTAAGATGATTATAAATGGCTGTAGCGACTTTACTAACGCTTAAAGCAACTCCAGTTACCGCAGGATCAGAATCTTTGCACCAATAATAACTAGCACCATTGACGCTATCGTCTTTCTCTTTAATTATAGAGTAGCCTTGCTCTTTTGCCCAGCGTTTGATTTCTGTAATTTTAAACATATCAACAGCCCATTGTATCAGTTCGTTTGGGTCTGTCAAGATGTTCAGTAAAAATAGATTCGTCTTTATCGTATCTTTTCCATGCCACTTTATGTTTTATCGCTACGATTGTTTTAGTTTGTTCTGCCATGATTTTTCTTTGGTAATCAATAAGGTTCCACAACTCTTTTATATAGTTGAGAACGTCATCATGCTTATACTGATTCAAAATTCTATTAACATTAGTCTCGCTCATAGGCTCATATTTTAGAGTCAGATCAAATTCTTCACTCCAATCATCGGCATTATACATTGGACTCATTTTTGCAGATACTCCTGTGCTGATATTTTTTTCTTATGTTCAAATCCGGCGGCAAATCCCGCCATGTATAACTTCTTCATAACTCCAACATGATTTTTATTTTCCAGAACATAATGAAGATTATTGGCAAACCATTCGTGATAACTCTTTTCTTCATCACATAATTCCATATCTTCTGGTTCGTACATTATTTTTTCACTTTCTCAACATTATATTTATTAAAAATTTTATTAATACCAGCAATAATTGATGGACAAGTATTATTAATTAACTCATTGTCATCATTATCTGTAATATAAGCCTGTATCTCGTCATATAATACATCCTCACAATATCCTTTACTCAGAATATATTTGATTGTGTGTTTTAATTTATTTTTATTTTTGTGGAGAAATTTATTGATTTCATCTCTGTATTTAGTATTAGAAGCATACAAAGCATGAGAGAGTTCATGTCTTAATGTGTTATTATTCTGTGCTCCTATTATATAGAAGTCATCATTACGATATCTAAATAAATCAAGCAGTCTTTGTTCTTCAATTGTAAGAGGATCGAACAAACCTTCTCTAAAAGGAATTAAAACTTTACTTGGAAAATTAAATCCTATCCAAGTTGTATGATAATTATTAGCCCCATAAGTTTCAGAATACCATCGTTTTAATTGTCCTAATGTGAATATTTTATTTCTAAATTCTGGATTAGCACTTTCATAATGTTCTTGAAAACGCATAAAAGTTAAGCCTAATTCTTCCTGAGAATCTGCCCAAACCCAAACACTATTATATGGTTTTTTTATGCAGTTAATCATCTTAGTCCTAATTTTGCGACATCACTATCACTATCTGGAATATTCCATTCTGGATCAAATCCTGGTGGCAAATCATTATTGATAACAGTTCTTCGTTCTTCTCTAAGTAATGCGATTTCTTTTCGTTGAGTTCTTATTTCTAATTTTAGACTTTCAACGGTATTTTTTAGTGTTGAATTTTCTTTAATCAAAGAATTAATATAATCATCAGTATCCATTAGGCCACTCTTTTTCTAATTTATCTAATGTAAAACGAACAGTGCCATCGTTATAATAACAATCATAATCTGTTCGTGTTATATCTCTGTATTGTTTAGGATCAACACCATGTAAAACATTCATTAATGTTTGACCATAACGCCATTCAAAACTGTGTTCATTATATGTTTGATCAACTAAATCTAGAAATTGTTTAAAAGTTATCATTCTATATCATACCATTCTGGAAAGTCTACAATATAAATATCAGCAAATGGCTCAGTAGAACCATTGATGCTATTTCCTAATATCGGTAATTCTTTGTCTTGTTCCATTTTCGTGCAGGATCACGCCTTTTGGGTTTACTATGATGAGTAACTCTTATTGTTTGCTCAAATGTATATGGATATAAATCATTATACATGATAGGCACTGTTGGTGCAACAAGAGGTTTGGATTCAGTAAAGTTATTCCATAATTCTTTAAATAAATTCATTTGATCATCCTAAAGTAGTCAACAATCATTCCTGCCGTATCTGGCACATTATTACCGCCCATATAATGACGACCAACAACATCAAACAATTCGTCGATATTGTTATCGTCAAAAAACATATTATGATATTTTGGCTTGTATTCTAAATGAATATAGTCTCCAACATCATTATAAAAATCTGTAATATCTTCCATCATTCTATCATTCATGTCCATAAACTCCTTCTTATTTTAATAAGATCCATTAGCATTTTGTCATCTTCGTCGTACCACTTATCTAAGTGTGGATTTTTACGGTTTGGTCTTTTTTCTGTCCACCAAACATACAAACGCTTAATCTCTTTGCAACTTTTTGCGAAAGGAGTTAGTTTGCCTTTATACTTATATTTCATTCCCCAATCTAAATAATCCAATCCGGCTTGTTTACATGATCCATTCTTGAATTTGTAAAGATGTTTAACTTGTTTGGGTTTTCCATAAATCCAAGCACATTCTGTTTCAACAAAAATTACCAACTCATTGAATAAACCATGAAGAATTCTATAATCAAGATCATAGTATTCTCCTGGCTTTAGTCCGGTATGCAAATAATGAAGTTTATCAAAATAACGATTATTAATATAAGTCTTTATTGTATGATAGAGATCATATGGATAATATATTGTATTCTGTAACTTTTTCAAACCAGTTTCAGCAATCCAATATCGTACAGGATGCTTTTGTTTTGCAGATTTGTGCCAACTGTCCCATTCGTTCCACCCAAGAGCAAGTGGTTTGTTGGTTCCTCTAATAAAATCAGCGAACTTTGAGCAAGTCCAGTGATGAAAACGTGGTCTAATCATATATGAATATTAATCTTTTTGAGAAAATATATTAGTGTTCGTGCAAGTATAATCCCCAGGC